CTGGAATATATTTACCAGCAAAGCCATCTGGGCTTTCATTCTTGGGCACAAGAGCCAAGAAAGGGTTTTCCTTATAAACTAGATCCTTCATGTATTCTGAAGAATCGGTGTACAGTTCTTTTACAATTTGTTATCGTGGGTTATTAACCCCCACTTCACTGGTTTTTTATGTTATGCCAGTGTTCAGACTATCACATCGACAGTTACGTCGTCTTCTCATTTAGTCGTTCACGGTGGCTTTCGCCTTCCGCCTTGTCACCTACTGCTAGGCTTCCAAGTCGATTAGAGAAAATTTAGGCAGCTCTAAAATTATATATAATTGAAAGTAAATCCTCGATAGGATTTAAGTCTACTATTCGGATTTAATACCGCATAGATGCCATTTGCAGGGATATTTAAATCCCTCGCTGCATCCATCACTAATAGATAGGTTTTACCGTTTTGATCGCACTTAAAGGGGCTTGCAACCTCTTCATATGCCGATCGCCGTCCGGCAACTAATTTAGCTCTATGGTCAGGAGTTATGTGTCTAGAGGAATTATCTCTGGTTTTTGCCGCAGAGCGTATATTCTCTAGCACTTCGGTACGGATTTCTTTTAGGCCTTTGTTCCAGGCCTTTTGAAGTCCTTTTGCACCCTTATTCCAAGGTTTTAATCCGTCTTTTTTACGAACTCCCCTGGATTCTCCTCCTAAGTTTATGTTATACTTAGGTTTATACTTTAATATGTAATGCTTTTCTGCGGCGTCTAAATCAACTTGGTTATAATAAATACTGTGGGTATTCCAAGAAAACTTATCTGCTCCATGCTTTCGTATAGCAGAACCTATTACGTATCCCTTACCCCGGTTGGCGTTATATTCATGCTGAGAACGCCTCTTTTCCAAGGTGAGCTTAGTCTGTCCTATATAAACTATTTCGTTATTTAACATTACGAAATATATGATCATGGGTTTATCACTAAACATATGTTATGTGTACCATTTTATTTCAATTATATCAATGTTTAAGTTTAAGCTGCGATTTGGTTAGCGCTGTTTGCGTATACGGCACTCATGTTTCATCCTTTAGACTTTGGTTATAACGTTGGTTAGAACGTCATGATCCTTTGTCAATATTTGATAGTCTATAACCTACCATAACACCATGTTAGGGTAATGTTTAAGCTATCGATTATTTGTTTAATTTTCCTTCAGCGGCTAATATAGCTCGATCCCTAGCACTTAAAGGTCTCGAATTAGTCATATTAGACGTTAAAGTTTTAACTTGTTGCTGCTGAGGTTGACTCGTTGGCTTCTGTTGAGCAACTTTAGGTTGCAATTTCTGTTGAATTTTGTTAAGTCTTGCAAGTTTAATAGCTTCCTCAGCAAGATACTCTTCAACTTGAGCGGCGGCATCTTCAACGGTCAAAAGAATTCCGTCCTCATCAAAGGTTTTCGTAATCAATTCAACTACATCTCCAACGCTTCCGGTTGCTTTAATCATCTCGAAGCTGGGATCTAATTGAACTAATCGGGAGACATCAGACTTAATCTGTTTTTCTGCCTGTTGTCGTTGTAAGTTCTGATTCTCTTCAAAGCTTTTCTTAGTATTCTCAGTCTCACCCTTTAGAGCTTTAAGTTCTTCTCTCATTGCTCTTAATTCATTCTGAAGAGACATATTTTCTTGACTTGGACCGTTTACGGCGGCTTCCGTCAATTGATCATAGGTTAAGCCCATGTCTAAAAGAGTTCTAATTGGATCCTTTAGAAGATTATCTCTTGATATGTATTTGGATTCATCAATAGAGGGGGCGAGAGGTTTAGCTTTTAAAGCCTCTTCTTGGGCACGCAAAGCAGTTTCTCTCTGCTTTAGCTGTTGATCCCTAAGACGTAAGGCCTTATCTTTACGCGCTAAAACGGCGTATTGAGAACTAATAGGTTCTTCTGGTGCTTTTGGTGCTTCGTTAGCAACAGGAACTTGGCTCTCATCTTTAGCGGATTGACCGGAATCTTGTTGTTTAGGCACAATAGCGGACATTTCTTCCGGTGCTACGTTTGTTGGGTTTTGAACTGGAGCCTGCTGTGACTGTTGCGCTGTTAGCATCTGTATAGCTCTATCTCGAGCACTGACCTGAGCTACGGACTTTGCGCCAGTTGGTTGGGTAATAGAAGGGGCTGCGATCGTTTCGACTTTCATGGTATCTCCTAAGTAATCAAATTGATTACAATTTCATTGCTTTATATGTCACAAAAACATATTACTTTTGTGACATCGGTTTTGTTGTTGCTTCTTAATTAAAGAGCTGTGCTAGCTCTAAAACTTATTGTGCGCCGCCGAACCTGTTTCCTTTGGAAAGATTTTCTGAAATTGTTAAATATTGTAGGTTCCTTACATCTGGTGCATGTTTTCATCCTGAACCTCCAATACCTCCGTTAGGGACAAGGGATGATTGTGGAAGCGGCATGGGAGCAGCAGCTGGTGCGCCGGTGGGTGGCTGTGGAGCAGGTTGGCTAGCTTGTGTCATCGTTTGAACTTGAGAGAAGAAATCTCTTAACATCTGACATTTGTCTTCTTCTAAGCGTGCAGAACTATATAGGTTGTAATATTGTACAACTAACTCAGTTGCAAGTTGTAAATCCATGAAAGGATCAGGCGGTGTATAATCACCGTCTTCAACGATCTTGTCTAAAATCTGATAAATGCGCTCTTCTGATGCATTGGCAAGCTTTTCTACTTGATCTAAGTCTGGATAATCCAAAAGTCTACGGCCTTCTTTAATAGTAATCATACCAGCTTGGATCATTTCCGTTATCTTTTGCATTCTGCCAGAAGGATCTTTCGGTAAACTAGATTGATTAAAGACTTGAATAACAAATGGGTCTTCTAACATCTTAACATTTGGTAGGTCTATTTCTTTGGTTCCGTCTTTGTTGGGGTAAACTGTTTGATAACTGCCGGTTCGTTCTGCAATGTCTTTAGCAAGGTCAGTAATCGCGTAAGCAAGTTCGACAAAGATGTTATCGTATCGTTTTGAGAGCGCAGCCATTCGGTCTGTCGAGATATCATCGTAAGATCGGATGGCTTCCCCGGAGTTAAGACCTGCTGGCTTTTGGCTTGACGCCTGCATTGCAGACACGCCAGATTGCTGGTATCCGTAGTCGATGAGTCGTTGCAATTGTGCATATAACTCCTGTGGTACGGCGGGTGCTACTTCATACGAAGGTTTAATACCTCGGTATTCAATGATAGCGCCGACGTCGTTATTAAAAGCTGCTTTAGAAACTTTAGAGCCTGCTTCGACGAATACTCTAGGGACACCAACTAACTTAATTGCTCTAGAGATAGTGAATAATAAGGAATTGATTTCTATCTGTGTTCCCATTAATTGCTCAGATAAACCTTGCCCCCAGAAACCTAGTAAACGTGGGGAGTATTGTATAAATACGAATGGGAATTTATCCTTTGTGTACTTTTCATCAAGAAGTATGCCAGAACTACAAGCTATAACATGACGTCCATCTTTAGCGCCTGGGCTGCTAGGTAAATGCCAAGATTCAACAATCATTACTTGATCGGTAACTGTTTTTGATGATTCTGCGGAGTTATCAGGATATGCGGTTGCGGCATCCTCAACTATCTGTTTAGACCCGGTGATGTCCTTTAATACATCTCTATCAACTAATTTCATTTGAAAGATTTGTCTAGGTTCACCATAGATGCCGTCATTGGAATCTATTAGTAATTCGGTACGTAAAACTCTGTCGAGGGCTACTTTATTATCTGCAGTTTCATAAACTTTAAGAATACCGGTTCCGGTAACACATGCGTCTCGTAAAGCAATGGCAGCTTTATCATAAGCTTTAGTTTGATAGAATTCACCTAAGATAAAATTATTTAATTGTTTAGCTAATCTACGTTCTTTATAATCACCGGCATCTGTCAAAAATACAGGAGCCGGTCGGTTTTGACTGAGTCTGGAAACTAATGTATCAATACAGGATTGAACTAAATTAAAAGTAGGCCTATCAGCTGGTAAACCCGTCTGTTGATCCATCTTAGTGGTATTTGAACCAATAAAACTGAATAAGCTCATATTTCCATAGAGCCTAGCATAAATAGCTGTTTGTCGTTGAAGATACTGTTGACTCTCTTTAAGATAAGCCGCGGTAGAAAGAACTTGGTTAGTCAGTTCTCTATCATTTTTCGCCGTCCACCATTTAAAAACGCCCTTAAGCTGTGAATTGGGGTCTTTCGTACTAAACGTAACGGTATTCTTAGGAGTAACTTTTGAAACCTTCATTGTTATTGTTCCGTACTTTCAGCAGCTCCGCCAACAGACCAAAAAAGCATTTCTTCTTCTGTCAGTTGTTGAGTGGAGAGACCAGGATCTACTACTGGTCCAGTTAACTGCGGTGCATTTCGTTTCTTATAGTTTGAAACTGGGGCATCATCAGCTAATGTAAACTCATACTCGGCGTTCTTAAAGTGCTTAATACCAGCTTTTCGGCAGGCATCGGCAAGCTTTTTGAGTTCTTTAGGGTTCATAATCCCCTCAATTAACTTCGTTGTTTATACTTCATCTTCTTTCGGATAGAGGAGACCATATCGTGTGAGTCCTCATCAGAAAGTTCATCGCCGTGTTCATTTGAATCCATAGGTTGACGAGAAATTTGGCTATCATCATAATAAGTCTTTTTACGTGCAGCTTTATAACTTAATTGATCTTCTTCATTTAAATGTTCATCGCTATTATCTTGAAGATCAACTTCCCCGCCTTCGGCCATCATCTTTTGTTTTGCTCGGATTCGATCAGCAATACCGCCTTTAGCAAGATGCATCATAGAGAGTTCCATATCATCTCTAGAATCTTCAGTGACCATTTTAGTTCCAGCGCGTTTTTCTGGAGCATGGCTAGTAGGAGCAGATTCGAGCATATGCTCATCTCGTTCATCTGCTGCATCATCGATATTGGTCATGTGTTCATCTTTAAAGTTGATTTCTCCACCACTTGCCATCATATCCATTTCGCGTTCGTCTCGAGCGCCGTCGATACCAGACATGGATTCATCCCGAGCATCTAGTTCTGGTCCGTGTTCAGATGAAGCACCTTCCATCATAGCCATTTCACGTTCGTCTTCATCGTCCGCACTAGGGCGTCTTGAGCCAGCTCGTATTTCTCCGCCTTCAGCATACAGCATACCGCCTTTGGCTTTTTTAGGTCCAAATGCTTTCCTAATAGAATCCATTGCAGTTTCTGTATTAGACTTGTCGTCGGACGGTCTGGGGGATGGTTGGGATGGTTGTGAGTCTTTTTTACCCATGAATTCACCGCCAAAGGCCATTTTCTTTCGAGCCTGACGTTGAGTATTGAAAGCGATAGCTAGAGCCTGCTTTTGTGGTTTTCCGGCATGCATTTCTGTTTCAATGTTCTTACTCAGGGCTTTTTTAGAAGTGCGTTTGATTAGGGGCATGGTATTTTATCCTTTATTCTTCGTGTGAAATTTCATCATGGGGTTCTGATTCAAGGATGTCAAATGCAGCTTTAAAAGCTGCAGCCATTCCTTTAAAATCTTTAGCATCGGAGGCTCTAGAGAAATCTTGCATAGCCATTTCAAGGCCGGACGACGAGTCTTGTTCCGGTCCTTCATCGGGAGATCTTAACTGGGTTATAACACCAGCGTCTTTGGCTTGCTTTTGTTTCAAAAATGGTAGCATGTAGGACTCCTAACTTTAGCGGAATGACCTAAATTTAATCAAATTAAACAGAATTTGATGTATTTTTAGGTATTTGATAGATTTTTCCACCATTCGGCATTATCTGACTGCTCTTGAAAGTGTTCTAGGGCGTTATCAAACATATCCGCCTCTTGTTGCTTAGCCCACGCTTTGCTGCCATATTTAGGTTTTTCAGGTTCTTTTTGGAACGTAAAAGCTGGGGATTCACGAAAAGCATACAGTACCGCATCGATGATATCCGAATGGTATTTATCTGATACTTTAATCTTATCGGCTGTTG